TCAACTGCTGCATTCTCAATCGCGCCAAACGGCAACACGACACCAACCACCGACCAGCCTCACTACGAGGGCACCGTCGTGTTTGACCAGTTGCCACCGCTGAACCTAACTTCAAACGAGGTTGTGCAGTTCGAGGTAACTCTAACCGTCAAGAACACCGGACTAGACACCCTAACCGGTCTCTACTACGGCGTGCAAAAGGTTATTGCCGACTAAGAATGTCGAACACCTCTGGCATCAAGGTCAAGGGTCTTCGCAGCTCTATCAAAGCCCTACAGGCAATCGGAGTCGACGCCAAGGACATCAAGTCCGCAGGTAGCGAAGCCGGTGAGATAGTTGCTCGCGAAGCCCGAACCCTTGCGCCCTCGAGGACAGGTGCCCTACGCGCATCCATTCGAGTTTCAAAAGCCCTAAACCGCGTCAGTGTCTCAGCCGGTAACAACGGCCGAGTGCCCTACGCCAACCCGATTCACTGGGGCTGGTTCAAACGCAACATCAAACCACAGCCATTCTTTGTAAAAGCCCTGGGCATTACAAGGGATGAGGTCTATCAAACCTATTACCGGTCAATAGATAGACTGATACGAACAAACAGCACGAAAGGCACAGATGAGTAACACAGAGAGAAACATCCTTGACGTTCTAACCATGGATGAAATCGAACAGCTCGAAAAAATGACTGGATCATCAGTCAATGCACTATTCGGCAAAGGCGAGTTCCCTGGACGCGCCCTAAAGTTCTTGGTGTGGCTATTGCAGCTACGCACCGACAAGAATGCCAAAATTGAAGAAGTCGGCAAGATGACGTTTAACGAGGCAACAGCCTGGATAACGGAGTATCTTGCAGACCCAAAAGCGCAAGCGTAAAAGAGTCACTTGAGCGTATGGCGACGTTCTGTTTCATTACAGGAATGAGCCCTACCGAGTATCGCAAACTTACGCTGGCAGAGTATAGGGCTTTCGTTGAAGCCATAGAAGAAAGGTCAGGCCGATGAGTTTAGTGCTCAACGTCGAAATCCTTGGCGAGTTCAAGAAACTGACCCAGGCTACCAAGGGCGCTGGTAGTGATCTAAACGACATGAACAAGCGTGCTCAGTCGGTGAGCAAGAACATCAGCCGCGCCTTTGCTGCTATTGGTATCGGTCTATCGTTCAAAGTCCTAGCCAACGAAATCAAAGAAGCGACTCAGGCCGCTATCGAAGATGTCAAGAGCCAACAGTTACTAGCGAACGCGCTCAAGAACACAACCAATGCCACCGATGACCAAATCGCGGCAGTCGAAGAAGTCATTCGCGGCTACCAGTTCAGTGCCAGCGTGGCAGACGACAAACTTCGTCCGGCCTATCAAAAACTCGCCTTGGCGACAAAATCAACTACCGAAGCAAACAAACTGCTCGGCATTGCGCTCGATGTATCCGCTGGAACAGGTAAAGACCTCGACGCTGTTGCTCAGGCCATGGCTCGAAGCCTGGCAGGTTCAGACACCGCACTAAACAGACTCATCCCAAGCCTCAAGGGCTCAAAGACTCCAATGGAGGACTTGGCTGCAGCATTCGGTGGCGCAGCTGAGAAGGCCGCTAACACAGACCCTTATGCTCGCATGAAGATTATTTTTGATGATCTACAGGAAACCGTTGGCATGGCTCTGTTGCCCACGCTCGAGAAGTTTGCGGCTTGGGTTGCGAGCCCAGAAGGCCAGCAGAAACTACAGGACTTCATCACCCTGGTCACAGGTCTCGCAAGCAAGTTTGACATTCTGGCTGGTTTCGTCATCGACAACGCCGATGTAATCGTCGAATGGGGTGTCGTAATTGCAGGTGCTGGCTTGGCAATCAAAGCCCTAACGACAACACTTGGAATCTACAGCACTATAGCCACAGCAGTCACCGCCAGAAACGCTGCAATCGCCGCCAGCCAGGTCGCAGTCGGAACCACAGCCACAACTGCAGCAGTCGGTGTTCGTGGTCTCTACGCCGCTCTAGGGCTCGTTGCAGGCATCATCGGAACCGCTGGTCTAGTCCTGATGCTTGGTGGCGATGCACCTAAAGAGGCACCTCGAGTTCCGATAAAGCAAATCCCTAACGCACCAATGATTACGCCTGCTCCGACTATTCCGAAAACAGGCTTCGACTTTAGAACCGGCACAATCGTGAACAACAACGTGACTATCAACACGCCTAAAGTCAACGCCCAAGACATCGTCAACACAGTCAATAACGCGACCCGTAACGGTTTCACCGGTAGCCTCAGAAGCCTGAAAGAATAGCCATGGCCGTTCTCGATAACTTCGACATAGCCACCGATCTAAAAGTTGAGATGCTATTACCGCAAGACGTGAACAATGTCTTCGTGCTTGGCGTCAGCTTGTTAGGTGGCTCCGATGTTCTAGGCACAGACGGCGCAGGCACATTAGCCTGGCAAAACCTAGCCTGCGAAGTCAACCGAGTTCAGACAACCATTGGCGGGTCAATAGCATCCAACGTTTACTTTCAAGCCGATGCAGGTCGCGCCACCATGAACCTGCAATCATGGGAGTTCGACCCAAACAACTATTCGTTCATCAGGCCAGGCACCGAAGTCCGAGTCAGACTTAGCCGCGGCCTTTACAGCCGAGTCTTGTGGCATGGCACGGTGGACAACATTGATGTGACTTATGCACCAGACCAGCCAAACCAAATCACGATCCAGGCGACAGACTTCTGGGCACTTCTAGTCAACCGTCGATTCGACTACCAGCCAATCTCAGCACTATTGCCCAGCCAAGCCCTCCAGCTCGCAATCGACGAAGTCGCCGCAACAGGCTTCATCATCCCGTTTGACAGTTTCAGCATCAACCCCGAATGGTATATGACAGGCACCGAAGTCTTGAACGCAACTTTCGGTCAAATAGCTGCCGAATGTTTGACCACAGGGCTCGGCTTTATTCACATTGACCCAAACACCGGCTACCTAATTTACAGACCTCGAGCCAACAGCGGCATACCGACCTATACAATTGGAAACAACCACGGCGACCCTGGCCACTTGTGCATGGCAGATTTAGAGTCCGTCACACAATCTGACGACATTTACAACACCGTGCTGGTCAAACAAAAATACGAGTTCATGGGCGACCCACTATTTACGCAGCTCTACACTGACCAGGACTCAATTGACCTATTCGGTCAACGATCAGAAGACTTCACCGTCGATTTAGCAACCACCCTAGACGCAGACGCCTGGGCTGCAGCAGTATTCGCACCTAAACCAATTACCCGCGTTCAAAACGTAGTCACACCGGCAATCGACAGAAGCCGCGACCTAACAGAAGCAGCCGAGTTCATGCCAGGCGATTACGTTGGAGTTGTCTACCAGACGGATAACATAGACATAAATCAAAACTACACAGTAACCAGGGTGAGTCATAGCATCGACGTAAACAACTGGTTCACTACCCTAGAAACATGGAAAGAGTTCTAAATGGCTAACGGCTGGTTCGACTTTGTAAACGGGCAGACGCTACCAGCGTCACGTGTCCAGGACTATCTGATGAACCAAAGCGTCATGGTGTTCGCTGATGACAGCGCAAGGACATCTGCACTCTACGGCATCGCAACCGAGGGAATGGTCACTTACCTAGTATCGACTCAAACCCTCGAATACTTCGACGGCCTCAACTGGCAACCGGTATCAACAGCACCGGCTGGAACAAAAAACCTCGACCAATTCTTACTAATGGGAGCATAAAAAAATGGCAAATCCAGTTTACAAAATCTTGGGGCAAGCCGCTCCAACAAGCACATCCAACGTCGATTTAATAACCGTCGGTAGCGGTCAGCACGAAATCGTATCCACTTTAGTGATCGCAAACGTCACCGCAACAGCGACTACAGCTAGAGTTTTCGCTCGCCCTGCTGGAGCAACGGCAGCTGCTTCTAATGCAATCATGTATGACGTCAGCATCGCGGCTAACTCGTCAAACTCATTTACTCTCGGAATTGCTCTCGAGCACACCGACATACTCACAGTTCAATCAGGAACAAGCAACGCACTAACATTCACAGCCTTTGGAGTGATTATCTAATGAGCGTAACCGTATTCCCAGCAGCCACTGGTGGTAAAGTCCAAAAAACAGACATAATCACAGCAACCGGCTCATGGACTGCACCAGCAGGAGTCACAACGATTGAGACGATAATTTGTGGTGGCGGTGGCGGTTCTCAAGGAGGAGCTGGAACGAATAGCAGTGGTGGCGGTGGCGGTGGCGGCTCCGTCTTTTACACAGTTTTGACTGTCACCCCAGGCACGACTTACACAATTACGATTGGCGCAGGAGGCACAGGCGGCGCTGGAGGTGGTGCTTACACCTCTGGAACTGCTGGAGGCAACACAACTTTTGGCGCATTATTTACTGCCACAGGTGGCGGAGCAACTGGCACATCCAATTTTGGCATAGGAGGCCAAGGCGCAGGTCTCGGCGGTAGCGGCGGTGGCGGCGGTCAAAATACCACCCAATGGGGTTATGGAGGCCAACCAGGAGGCTATGGTTACGGTGGCGGCGGCGGTGGCGGCTCGGCATCTACTCTTTCATTACCTGGCTCGAACGGCGGTGGCCGTGGAGGTCTCTGGGGCTCGGGATTTACAACTGGTAATCCTGGTAACGCCAATTCAGGTTCGGGTGCGGGTGGAGGAAATGGTCTAGCCGCAGGGTCATCCGGTGGTTCTGGCATTTGCATTATTAAGTATTGGAGTTAAAAATGGCACACTTTGCAAAAATAGTTGATGGCATAGTAGTCGAAGTTCTAGTCGTCGATAACGAGCATGAAGCGCACGGCCAAGAGTATTTAAACGGACTCGGCCTTGAAGGGACTTGGGTTCAAACCTCATACAACGCAAGCTTTGGCAAAAAGTTTGCAGGAGTAGGTGACTCCTACATTGCTAGCACCGGCAATTTTAAGCCGCCTGCACCATTTTCTTCATGGAAATGGAGCGCAAGTGATTGGGCTTGGTTACCTCCAAAACCTTTTCCAGCTGACGGTAACCAATATCGTTGGAATGAAGAACTGATTGATTGGGTGGCGATTTAAAATGCCTGAAACCACGGATAGAGAGTTGCTCATCACGATCATCAAAGACCTGGCAACACTCAAGGCAGAGATGAACGGCTACAAGCAACTCGAGCGCGACGTTCGCGAATTACAAAAAAAGATATATTTGTTCATGGGCTTCGCTGGTGCAATCGGTGGTTCAATCGTCGCAATCGCACAAGGACTCGTAACCAATGCCTAAACAAGTAACCGTTCAAACATTCCACCCAGCCAAGCCGTCACGCATCAGCGACACATTCGGAACCCACAGCGCACTCCGCAAGAAACTAGGGCTAGGCCCGCACCGCGGCGTTGACTACGCCGTGCAGTCAGGCACACCGCTCCTAGCAATCGGATCAGGTCGCGTTAAGAACATCGGCGAAACCAGCGTGCTCGGTTACTTCATCGAAATCAGCGCACCGGTAATCGTCAAGGGCAAGCTCGAGGTCAAAATCTTTGGCTATTACCACCTGCTCGAAGACCAGTCGAAGTTCTGGAAAGTTGGCGACGCAGTAAAGGGCGGCCAAGTTC